GGGTTTATTTAGGGTATGGCGATGTTAATTTGTGATAATAATGAAGAGCCTTTTCCCGCGTCGTTTACTTTTGATGGAAAGACTGGTTTGGCTATTGGGAGATTTACATATCGTGATGCTAGCCGTATTTCTAATCTAGATTCTAGCTAGGGATTAAAAGCCTAGATAAAGTCAATTACAAATGGCATGTAGGTTGAAAATTATGCAATAACAAGCGAAGAAAATGTTGGAGATATGGTGAAGAGTTGCTACTTAATTTTAGATGAAAGAAATGTATTAGATAAAAATTTCTAGGTATAGGCTTGGGAAAGCGCTCATCCTGATTATGCTTATATGATTGTGCATGATGTAGTAAATGGCCTAGAAGATTTACATTTTGAATTTAAAAATTTATATTTATAAGGAGTAAAAGGAGGATAAATCATGGCTGAACAAAAAATACGCAGCTATGAAGTTTCTATTTGGACACTTTAGGACAGATTTATATCTGTCTTAAAGTGGTCCGAATTAGATTGTAAAGGTTAGATTTAGTCACCAGAGGTAACTTTAAATGATGATGGCACTGAAAGTTTTACCTTTTCCATTCCTAAGTTTTATTATAATGGTGCGACTAAAATAGCTAATCCGATGTGGCTGCATTTAGAAAATTAGCCTTTAGAGGCGAATATGCATAAGTTAAAAGTAATATTTAATAAGAACACAGAGGTCGAAAAAGTTTTAGAATTTTTAGTTACTGAAGTTGTATAGGAACATACAAGCGATAATGTTATGTTAAATATTACTACAGAAGGCTTAGCATTTAATGAATTAGGTAAAATTGGATATCGTCTTGCTCTATCTGAACAAAATTATATAAACGCATTAGATGAATGGACAGAAAACGGCATGGTAGCAGCAGATATGCCGCTTAATAATATTTAGTTTTGGAATGATTTAATTTTTAAAGATAGTAATGGTTAGTGGAGAACTAATTGGACATATGAAGTACAAATGGATTGGTCTGCATTTAGTACTAATAGCGATGGTGCTTATAAAAAGTCTAATGTTGTATATGAAGATGAATATGTAACTTCTTGGAATGTAACCGCATCTGATACGTTAACTCCTAGAGGCGTTTAGGCTACTCAAGAAAAATGTCGTATTATTACTGAATCTGAAAGTAATATTTATAATTTAACGCAAGCTATAGCCGAACAATTTGGCGTTTTTTGTCGATATGAGTATGAACATGATTAGAATTATTAGATTACTGGCAGAAAAGTTATTTATTATAATAATTACTTATATGATATCGCTGGGCATGTAGATTTAACATACCCTTATTCATCTGCTAGTATAAAACGTACAGTTGATAACGCCGATGTAATTACTAAAATGTTCGTTAAGTCTGTAGACTATAATGATGACTATGTTACTATTATGGATATTGATGCGAACGAAAGCGGTGAAGATTATTTATTAAATTTTGATTATTTACACGATATTTAGGCTATTTCTGATGATTAGTATGATGAAGTATCTAAATATAAAGTAACTTTACATAAAATTAATACTAGTCTTAAAGAATTGTAGGAACGTATCCGAATAGTAGAAAATTAGCTAAATGAGGAAAAAGCTAAAGTAACAACACTTGAAAAAGCGGTTGAGTTAGATCAAGAGCGATATACAGAAGCTGGACAAGAGCGTGCGGCTATAACAGACGGCACTGGCTTTACTCGTCTTGATGGTGTAGGTTGCACCGTACTGTATGAAAAAGCAAGAGGATTTTATATCAACATCCGTTGGGAAGGTTTACAAGAAAATACTTTAAAGCTTTATCAAAATTGTGACTTTAGTGAATCAGAAAATCAATTTTCAGGTTTAATTTCATCATATTAGTTTGATAGAGATGAATTTTAGAATATTACACGTATTAAAAATATTACTGCCCCTACTAAGCTAAAAGAAAGTGATAAGATTTGGATAAAAGGATATTACAATCCGACTTTAGCTTGGGATAAAGTACAGAAAGTATGGGAGACTAGATTAAGTCGTGATTAGAAAGCATTAGCTACGGCCAAGGCTAATGTTGAAAAATTTGAATATTATTTAAATGGCGATTCAAATGATGTAAATTTAGTATCAGAGAGCTGCCCTAATTTATATCATCAAGAAACGGTATTACTCGCGCAAAAATAGCAAGCTATTGATAGTTTTGAACGTATGATGGGGCCGGCGCTACGTGAAGGATATTGGGATCCCGAAAATTATCATGATTATGGTGACCTATATTGTGATACAATAACAATAACTTCCAATTCTGCATAGACTCTACCTGGCAAGAGTGGATTTTTAGAGTTTAAATGGGATAGTGCTAAATATTATGATAATGAAGAGCCCTTAATTTATACCGCTAATACCGCAGGCGATATGGAATAGCATTTAGTTATTGATTTAAGCGGTGATATTGAAACATATAGTTCTCATCTTTCGGATTTATGTTTCGTATATTGTACTCCTTCAAGTGTATCCACGATTAAAGAAATTGAGGGTAAAACAGAGGGTAGCATTGAAAATGCAGAAGAATGGAAAGATTCTTTAAAAGCGACTATGTATAATGTTTTTAGAGTCGGCGCAGATTGTGAATTAGGATGGGTTTCCACTCGTGGGCGTCCTGCGACTAGAAAACCTGTTTTAATTGTAACCGGCGCAAAAACATTAGATAATAATACAATTAACTTTATTCGTACTGGTAAGTATACAGTAAGCACTATTAGTGTTGATGATGAAGCCGTTGTTACAACAACTAGAACTTTAGATCAGAATAAAGATGCAGAATATTTAGCTTTTATAGGCTTAGTAGAATATGATTCTGATGGAATGGTTATTCCTAATTCATGGACAAATCGACATATTGTTAGTGGTTCTAATTTATTTATTGGACAACGTGCAGTTTCTGGAACCCCGACTCCGCAGGAATATCAATATGTTAGAGAATATCCTCGTTTTTATTTTAATTCATTGAAATTAAAATAGGATGAAGTTAAAGTTGTAGCTAACTCGTATTTATTGCAAAATTATGAAGATTATAGTATAGTAGTAGATGATAGATCTACTGGCCTAACTTCTTCTGGTATAGGATATTATCTAACACTTAAACCTGAAATTTTACTTAAAGCCCCATACACCGCAACAACTGAATGTTCTATTGCGTATAGTTTATCTAACTTAGATGTGGCTATATATTTGGATTCATTAAAAATAATGAATGAAAATTCTAAGCCAAAAGTATCATATGAAATTGAATTAAGTTTATTGAATCCTGAATTAATTCATACAGCCTATAATCGTCTAAATCAAATTGTTCATATAAATGATATTGATTTATAGTTAGAATATGTTAGTGGTTATATATCTACTGTTACAATGTCCCTAGATAAACCTTGGGAAGATACTGTAGAGATTAAGAATTATGAAACTAAATTTGAGGATTTGTTTTCTACCATAGTAGCTTAGACACAGGCAATGTAGCAAAGCGGCGGTATATTATCTGCATTAGCTGGTGGTACTTTGTCTTTAAAAGCTGGAAGTGTAGAAAATACATTATCATTAAATAATGATATTATAAGGGCTTATTTAGATAGTTATTTTGATAGCAGTCAAGTTGTTCTGGATAAATTAACTGCATTGTTTACTGAAGCAGGTGAAATATTAGCTTCTGCAGGCACTACAATTAATCGAACTAGTTCATTAGCAATAGAAAATATTAATATTTTATAGGGATTTGCTAGTTAGATTGCAAGAGAACTCGCGCCTAAAGTAGTATATGGTTCAGTATAGCCCGCTTACTTTAAGACTGGCGACATATGGATATAGACTGACCAGAATGGCAAAGAAATTGGTCGTTATGTTGCTACGGCGGATTCTACGGAATCAAAGAGTGGCTATGGGTATACTCGTACATATGATGGTACTCTCGCAGCGATACGAGGCTCTAATCTATAGATAGATACCGTTAATGGTGTTGTTGATGTATAGGCAGAAAATGAAATTAATTTAAATAGCGGCGGCAATGTTTATATTGCCGCTGATGATAGAGTTGATATAGTTGGTAATAAGTAGGTAAATATAGGTGGTACTACTGTTAATATTGCTTCAAGTCCTGATTATACTACTGGAGGAATTAATTTAGTAAGCTCTGCTATTAGTTTTTCTAAGACACAAGATGCATATAATACAATACAAAATGCTATTAATAGTAACGATAATGGAATTTCTAAAGTACTAATACGTCCATCAAAAATTGAAATGGGTTCAGCAGATATCTTAATGCGTGGAAATAATAGAATTACAATGCTAACTTCTCGTAATGATCTAAGCTCTACTTCCGCGATTGATATTAGTCCAGACAATGGAATATGGATTGGTAGCGGAAAAGGTATTAGATTATTTTCTGGTGGCGGTAGGTATAGTACAAATGTAGATGCCCCATTGGGCATTGATGTATCTGGGGCATCTGTAGAATTAAATGATTAGCATTTAATTTTAGGTTATTCTTCTATATAGGCAAACACTAGTACTGCAATTGAACTGAATCAAGACCATGTTATGATCGCGGCTGGAGAGAACATAGGGTCAGAATGGCAGAAGTCAACATCCTATGCTGTTGGCAATATTGTTACGCATGAGAATAAGTATTATAAATGTACAACTGCTCATACTAGTGGTACTACTTGGGATAGTTCTAAATGGACTAACCATACTTATAGCATAACTGGCACTTCTAGCGGCCTTGTCGGCGCACTATTTACTAAAAATAGTATTGGTTTTGCTACCCGTAGCGGCAATAGTATTAATGCTATTTTAATGAATAATAATGGTATTACAATTGGCAGCGGTAGCATTGATGTTACTCAATCTAAGACTCAATTACGCGCATCAACAGGATCTTATGTACGAATAGCTAGTGATGGTATTGACCTTGGTACTTTGGCAAATCTGTATATTAATGCTAATAACTTTAAATTATAGACCGATGTTACTAGTACATTGGGTGGTACTGTATTTGCTATTGGAAGTAATTTAAATGGTATTACAGATATTAAAAATGCCTTATTATCAGCAACTTTTAATGCGAATGTAAACTTATTATTAAATAACAATGGTTTATATATTAATGGTAAAGTTTATGCAACTGAATTTAGAGCTGATGGAACAAGTAATTATTTTGCTGCAAATAGCAATAAGCTTGGTTTCTATTAGAAAGAGGGCAATGCGGCAATTATAACCATTGATGTTGACGAAGATGATGATACTCCTCATATTACTGTATCAAAGGAGTTAGACATTACCGCAAAAAATTTCTATTTACATACGAATAAGAAGAAGAATTAGAATGAGGATATCTTTGAGACTACTTTTGGTATAGGCACAGGTGTAACAGAATATCCAGTTATTACTCCTTGGTATATGAGAGATGACTGTTCTGGTATTTAGTATAAAGATAATAAATTATATGTTAAAGGGACTCTTTATACTTCTTCTGGTAGAATTGGTGGATGGGAAATTAGTCAAGATAACATACATCATAATAAAATGTACCTAAGAGGAGACGGCACGAATGCAGGTATTGAGCTCACTGGCGTTACCTCGACAGCTCCTTTAACAGTAACTAAGGATAACAAAGATTATGTTGCTTATCAAACTAGTGGCAGTGATACTTTCTATTATGTCACTGGAGATAAAGGCAATTCGTTTAAAGTAACTGCTGAAAATCGAAAAGATATTATAGAATATTTGCCTGAAATAGTTTCTGTCCGACCAAAACATACTACAACTATAGCACTGCAAGCAAAATTAGATGATAATACTACAGTTTTATATAGCTATACTGAAACTTATATTACTAATGACAAAGGAAAAAACGTATTATATAATAATAAGCCAATTATGTATGATTTTTCTAATAGCCCTACAGCGGAATGGTATACATAGTTGGCAGCAGCCTATCCAACAGATATAGCTAAATATGTGGTATATACATACTCTAATGAGCCAACTTTAAAAGCATCTATAATAGAGAATGGAAAAACATTAACAAAGGTAAGTGATTCTGATGTTACTTTTAGTGTTCGGGCATCTGATGGTTATATGAAAGTTAATAATGGTAAACTTGGTAATTTTGATTTAACTGCTAAAGGACTTGAGCGAGGATTATTATCCCATAGTACGATTACTAAATGTACAATAGATGGTTATAAGAGTTCTCAATATGGCGAATGTTTTTGTAATGTTGAAGTTAATACTAAAAAGGGAACAATTACCTTGAAAAAAATTAATGGAGAAAAAGTAAAAATTAATTTGGCTAAAATGGAGGCATTACAAAAGAAAATTGTTGAAACTGCGACGAACTATACAGAAAGTGGCACAAGTAGTGATGGCAGTCCAATTTATACTGAATCTTCTTCTTGTAATAGCTGTAGTACTGCTTGTAAAAGCGGGTGTGGCACTTCTTGTAGTAATGATTGTACTGGTGAATGTGATACTACCAATACCGCTGATTGTAAGAGTAGTTGTACTGGTGGCTGTAATAGTACTTGTGTTAATATATGTAGAAATGACTGTGTAACTGGATGCTCAGGTGGATGTCAAGCGACATGCACTGGTGACTGTTATACTAGTTGTGGAACGACATGTACACAAGGCTGTGCTAACACTTGCGCGTCTAACTGTACAAATACTGTATAGTCTCATTCATAAAAAAATAAGCCCGGACGTTATAAACGTCCGGGCCTTTCTTTTTTTTATTCATTTTCAATCTTCAAAAATGGCTCTAATAATGTAATTTCAGAAGGCGTAAAATTAATATTCTCAATATCAGAAAAATCAATTGGATCTGCTTCAATTTCAACTTCTTCTGAAATTAACTTATTCATTTCATCGATAAATAATTTTAGATTATCATTGTCAAACTGATATTCATTTTTATCATTAAACTTATATTCACCATTTTCATCGCGCATGGCGTACTTTTGTAATATATTAATACGCACTTCATTATATGTTCCTAAAGATTCTTCTAACTTCTTTAAGAGCCTGCCAATACGAAAAGCTACCCTCCCAGGCACCTGTTCGTTACTTAGCTTGTGTAATACTTCTTGTCCTTCTAGAATATCTTTTAATTCTACTCTAATCATATATCTTCTCCCCAAGTACTATGTACTTTGATTTTATTACTAAAATATTTTCCAATGCAAATAGCATCGGCCTCATCCTCGGTGCAATCCATTTTGTACCAAATCTTTACTTTGGCTTGTGCCTATTTCTTCTTAGACTCTCGATGTGCATCACCATCATTCACGCCGCAATAAGAACGCCATTCACTAGGATATACTAAATCATGATCTATACAAGCTTCAAATAGTACATCCAAAATCACGCCTTGTAAATTAGCTAGCGTCTGAAATGTTTTAACTTGAGCCTAAGTTTCTCTTTGTCCATACTTCTATAACTAAATATTTTCAACTCCAACGAAGTCTGGCTCCCATTCTTTTAATGCGGCTTTAAGCCAATTTTTCACTTGGTTTATGCGCTCAGTAGCTGGTAAGGTAGTACTAGTTTTAAATATACCATATCCAACTAATGTCCGATTATCATAAATAGCATATCCTGTAGTCCCAGTAGCTGCATCAAGAGCAAGAATACGTGTTGTATTTTCACTCTTTTGCGGCACCTTATTTTTTTTAACTTTATATGGATCACCAGCCATACAAATATCGCACATCTTATGCTTGCGCCAATACTCAAATGTTTGCTGCTACACATGCCCCTACGGGCATTGCATATCAAGTGGCGTTTTTAAATTCTTATAACTATCGCTTATAAGTTTCCATCCTTCCGCTTCTAAGGCATTTTGGACTGTGTATATATTAATTGATGCCATTAGGTTCCGGTAGAGCCGAATCCGCCCTCTCCACGATCAGAATCTGTTAGAGAATCGACAACATTCGCCTTAAAGCGGTAAGAAGGCATTACTAGCATCTGAGCGATACGATCGCCCTTATGAATTTCATATGGATCATCGCTGATATTATCATAAATTGCGCGTACTTCGCCGCGATAGCCACTATCAATTACGCCCATACTATTGCTTAGACGTAGGGGTGTTTTCGCGCCCATACTAGAACGAGGTAGGACAAAGGCTACCCATCCTTCTGGTAGTTGAATATGTACCCCTGTCGCTACTGGGGTACCATGTGTATGAGGTTGAATTGTTATATTTTCAAACGCATACATATCTGCGGCGGCATCGTCATCATGAGCATAAGTGGGCATTTGTGCGCCTTCCTCTAACATAATTGGAAGTTCAATTGCATATGAATGATACTTTTCAAAAGCTACATCGAAAATTTCAAACATATTTGCTATTATCGCATCTATAGCCTTACGCTTATTACCAGTAAGAATTTGATCACCGTATACAATAGTATTTACAAATTCTTTTAATGATTTTAAAGTTTCTGCGGCTTCTGCCTTAGTAGTACCTTGCTCTTCTAAATTTTTTATAATCTGATTAATTGCTTGTGTTTTCTGATTGCTAGAAAAAGATTCATTAATGCTATTAATTAAAACATCAATTGACTCATCTGTAAATAGCTCATCTTTCATATCAGTAATAGCATGTATAGAATCTACAAAGGTTTTTACGCCAGGATCTTGTAATAGCTGTTCGTTCATGTTCTCCTCCATTAATTATCAAAGGTTTTTTCAGTTGACACGATAAACCATTGATCAACTATTTCTCCTTTAGATTTTTTTGTTTTAAGTGTATAACTAGACTTAGTAAGGGTATATCCACCAGAAATCTGCTGATCTTTAGCATCTTCAATCATGCCCATAGCTTCTTCTTCAGTATCTACCCTGTAAGTGTCAGTTGTCTTCAGTTTCTGCATCGCCATCTTCTTCGATCTCCTTTGCTTTTTCTTCATTTAATTTTCTTAGCTTTTGAATTAAATCTATGTAATTAAGCTTAGCGGCGGTTTCATTAATCTCGTCAATTTGAGATTTTTGCGCCGTTTGCGCTTTCTTACCCTTATTCTTTTTAGCTAATGCACGCCTTTGCGCACGATTAAGCTTGATACCGCCATTGATTTTTTGAACTGTGAAATCTGTAATCTTCTTCATGATTTCTTCTTCAGTATCAGCACCAACGAGTTTTTCGGCTTCTGCATAATCCATCTTTTGAATTTCTGCAAAGCGCTTGATTAGATCATTTTCCATTTATCCTCCCGCATTACGATTATATCCGAATGTCTGAGTATCAAAAAATTCAATATAATATTTTTCAAGCTCTGAAAGCTTATCTTTATCACAGTAAGTAAGCGCTTCAATTGACCAATTCCAAAATCCAGTCTTTAATATCTCATGATGTACCGCTTGATCTGCGATACTTTTAATACCAATTGATGATTTAAAATGATCCGCGATACGCTTTTTGATGTCAGTACTCTTACCAATATAGGCTTTCCCGCTATCTAGATTAGTCAACTTATAAATACCGGGCTCTGCCTTAATCTCTATTCGCTTAAAAGTATCATCCAAATTTGGCTTAACATATTCAGCCCAAACTAACTTAGAAATAATATCCGGATGTTGTACTTTTGCGGCAACAGTAGTTAATAAGAATTCAATATCGTCTCGATATTCTTCAGGTAGCTATATGGTATAAAATAATTTTGCCTATTTATCCATCTCATACTGAAGAAGTGGTTTACGCAAACTTAAGAAGCGTTCGCGCTATTGTTCTTCTGCAAGCTGATATTCCTTAACTTTTGTTTGTGCTTCTTCAATCTGATTAGCCATCCATTCCTTGGCTTCTTCAGCCTGCTTATCATATTCTTTTAAGGTTTTATCTAATTCAGATTCTAAGACTGCTTTCTTTTCTTTAAAAGTCTCGTCCAATGATTCCTAGCGGCGTTGCCGCTGCTCATCCATTAACTAATCAATTTCTTTTGTTCTAACATTAACAAGCTCATTATATTCCTATCTGGCCTTGGAAGTTGCAGTCTGACAGTTTTCTAACTATTCTCGTGCGTTAGTTAATTTCTAATACTCTGTATTATACTTAATTGTAGTATCAAGTAATTTACTTTCATAGGCATTAAGAGCTTTCTTTTGAAAGTCAATCTAGTCTTTTGTTTCTTCAAGTTGTCGATTATATTCATCCAGTAAATCTAAATTAATTTGACGCTTCTAATAAAGTAAATACCCCAGAACTCCAATAATAATTAAGCAGACAATTAATATAGCAATCATATCATCACCTTTTTCTCTTGATACTTAATTATATCAGAATTCTGGGGAAATGTCAAGTATTTGAATATTATATTTCATCCTTAATATATAATCCACAATGACAAGTTTCACCTGCTTGTACATTATTTAAAAAATCATAACACATACACTTATACTCAGTTTTACCACGACTATTATGTACGCAAGGACAATAACCATCATTTTCTTGTAAAGCTGTACGTATCGTATTTACTAGTGCTTTATCTGGATTAACATGTACTTTCATTTTATCAACTCCGCATATTGATTATTAGAAGCTAATTGTACTCCTAATATATTGTCAAATCTTGGTTCTAGATCTTTAACATACCGTCCCCATTTAATTATAAGATTGTGATAATGCCGCAAACTCATTTCTGTTATGAAGTCTTCACCTTGCCCGTATCCAGTATAAATAATAATCGGATCATTACACTGTTTATCAATACGAATAAATTTAATTAACTCAATTAAATCCATATAACTATCAAATGGCTCTAATCCTTGAAAGCAAAAAGCTTTAGTTAAAGGATTTTGTTCGTAAAGCTGCCAAATATATTCTCCGCTTACTTCGATATCCGGTTCGGCCGCCAAGTCGCTATTTTGGCAAACTTGGCAGCCATTTAACCGATCACATTTAAAATCGCAGTATGGAAATTCTACTGTTAAACATGGCTCTTTATAATTTGTACAATCATAGTCAATTATTCCTTTTAAACGCATTTTGAATTTTCCTCCATATTCTAATAAAAATATTAGAATAAAATTCAATTGGAGAGGCAGGAACCCAAGACCCATCATCTAATTGTCTTTCTACTGTAATATCAGTAATATTTGTTATTTTATATGTTCCCATTGTCTTAATTTAAACTCCTCTTTACGCTCTTTACTCCAAGTTTTTATTGGCGTATAGAAACCTACAATACGAGTATATTCAGTAGCAACATCGCCGCCACAAATAGGACACTTTGTTCCATAGAACGCATGATTGTGTTCACAAGCTTGAATCTTAGTATTAAAAGCGAAATATGTTAAACCTTGATCTGCAATATAATTAACTGCATCCCATGCTTTTTCAAAGTTATCAAATGGCGCATCTATATTCAAGTGAGCAATACTACCACCATTGCAATAGCTATCAAATAGAGAAGCAATACGAATGCGTTCTATCATTGTGGTTTTAATACCTAATGGAATAAATTGATTTCCATAAAGTGGCAAATCTTTTACTACTGTATCTGGATAGAAAAACTCATCAGCAATTTGCATTTTTGCCGCAGCAGATTCTCCTGGTATTTGCTCTACATTAATTTTATAATCTTTATCTGCCGCAAAAGCATCTTTAGTCTCATGCAATACTTGGAAAATGCGCTTTCCAAACGCATCTGCTTTATCGGTATAGAAAACATTTCCTAATTCATCTTCGCGCGTATATCCAAAAGTTTTCATAGTTTCATAAATACCGATAATACCTACTGTATTATAAAGATGCTCAAAATCTACAATGCCCTTAGAGAAATTAGGAAGTAATCCTTTCTCTACATTACGACGAATAATATGACGAACGCAATCAAGGGCTTTGCAATCTAGTTCTACGAGATCTTTTAGTGCTGTTAAATATTCATCTTCATTATTAGGATGTTCTAATGCAAGTCGCGCCAAATTAATGGTAGATACTTTTACAGAACCAACTTTTAATGCTGTACCGCCAATACTATTAAAATATCCTAAATCTTCGATATTGCTTTTTAGACGGCAACAATTACTTAGAGAATTAACACTATCATCAATAAATAGATTAGAATCGCTCCAAATACGATTATGTTCAATGCCCCAGCGCGCAAACTCCTCGTCTTGAAATTTACCATTTTTCCGCAATAAACTGATTGTTAATACAGGAAAAGTAAACATATTATGTTGGCGTATCTCTGCGATGGCTTCCATAAATACTTTTTGAAACTCTTGAATTTCCTTTAGATCATCAATCATATAAGAACCATCTGGAAATTGCGCGCCGCCAAACAAAGCTTCAAGATAAGCCATATCGAATACTGAACAGTTGGTAAAAGCAGATTGCATACCATCACGCACATATGGCTGATTTACGGCATATACAAAACGCTGAATTTGCTGACGAGCATAATAGTCTGGGTCTTTAGTTGCATAACCTGTGGCGCAATCTTTCTTCCAAAAATAATACATATAAGGAATAATATTAGGTAAACCGACTGCGCCTGAGCTACGATTGGCCGCGAAGCTAATGAATTCTTTTACAAAATCAACAAAGGTGCTAAGATGCTGCGGTGGCTCAGCATTGAAATTATTTAAGAAGAATAACCCTTTTTCTGCGACATCTTTTAAATCATATGCAAAACAATAATGTACATATGTACTCGTATCTGCATCATGCATATATAGTGCTTTTGTCCATTCCTTTTCTAACCATTCATTAGCTTCTTTAAAGCCGTAGCGCTTATTCATTTCGTAATATATCTTATTAAAAGCTAATAGTTTCCTGTGCGGCTTGGGCATCTCATTCATGAGAGTACGCATGTCTTTGTTGCCTACATTTGAATTACCATCTACAGATGCATCTGCAACAGTATCTTTATCAATAAAGTTATCAATAAAGTCAGTATAAGAGAGTTGCTTATCGCCAAACCCATTTAAATATGCCATTTCTTCGCCGTACTTTTCGCTTAGACGATTATAAGCAGTTTGAAAATTTTTACTTAATCGAACCTTAATATCCATATTATGCCTCCTTAATCCAATTATTAATTTCTACAGGAGACATTAAATATTGTTCTCCAGTAAATACTACCGGCGCACGATCAGTATCAAGTTCACACTGTTCAAATGGAACTTCTTGATATGTAATATTTTTATCAGTCATTTTCTTTTTTACCATTTCACATATGGGGCAAGTAGGCAAAGTATAAACATAAACCATATTATTCACTTCCTAAATTTCTTCCCGCAATAGGGACATTGATCTTGATCTGAAAAATCATAATTACCATTATTATGAGGACACATACTTTGTAATTCTTTAATTTCATCTCTAATTACAAATATTCTATCTTTATATTCCATAGTAGATAGTGCATCACGTAATTCTTCGCTCAATTCTTGATATCGAGCATGAATTTCATTCTCGTTCATTTAATCCATCTGCCTCCTTTTTGTATTGATGTTAATGTCTATTTAAATAAATTATCCTATTGAGGATATTTTTCTACTAATATTCTTACTTGTTCTTTTGCCGCCAGTTTCTCAGGCACTTTTGTCTTTTTTGGTATTCGTTCATATATTGTTTGTTCTTCTCTTAAAGGGCTTTTGGTCCAACCTGCTACCAATTGTGAAAGTTCCCGTAAAGGGTCATAGCACCCAAGCGTCGGTTCTTCATATTTAAGCTTCATTGGAATCTTATTAGCCCAAAATATATATAGCAAGTTCATTTTATATATGAAATTCTTATAATACTCAGTCTGATATTGGTATGAGCCGCCAATAGAAAGAAAAATCTGTGAGTTAGGCATAATTAATTCTAAAAACTTATTTTTATACTCTTTCATCATATACTTTGTTTCATTTAGCGGCACATATATATCTAAGAATACTTCATTACTTTTACTAATAATGTCTGTTGTTCTAATTGCAATAAAATCAGATATTTTATGGAGTCGTAATGGATGAATAAAATTAATAGAAGATGGTTTATGTTCACTAATATCTTCTACTATATCTTGCCATCCTGGCTAGAAAAAATCACGATCATAAATATAAAAACGCTTTTGCCGCATAATTGGTGGTATTGGTAATTCCTTTTCTCCAGCGAAACGCCGATAATAAGAATCCTCAAGTATATGATCTATATTTGTCTCTTTCGCGCCAGCCTAGTATTTTTCTTTTAGCAATCGTCCATATATACTTGGCTTAGGCAATGTATAATCTATCAGCTCATTTTGAAATGGCACATATTTTTTATTAGTAAAAGCAGAGCCGCCATATATTACATTAGTGGCCTACTTAAAGGCATCTGGTACTGTAATATAATTGTCATTTTCACTAAAGATATATATCTTATCATATCCAGTAAACTAAACTTCTTCAAGCCCAACAATGCGGCAATATATATTTTCTTCATGTTTATAATATTCCGCGAGCTTCATAATTTCTAAATTAGGAGGCGGAAGAATGAGATCTGCCGCCTGCTGCCAATGTAAATCTACAAGCCCTATCATTCTTCTACCTCCATCCTTTCAGTCTGGAATGTTAATACTCCATCTGAATCTACATTTGTTATTTTCGATATTACCGGATAAAATGAATCTTTCCGTTTTTTTGGTATAAAGTCCTGACCTCTTCTTATACCCTGTACCATAAGGAGAGTTCCACGCGAAAACCAACTCTTCTCTAAAACATGCTTAACGCCATCGTTACCTTTTTGAGAAAGCTGTTTATCATATAATGCATACTGATTCTTATACACTTTTACATTTACAACTCCAGTTGGAGTTAACAATGTAACTGTATTTTTCATTTTATTTTTATCAATTACCGTGCCAATAATTCTCCGTAGACGGAACACTTTAACTTCATTACCGTCCTTTCCGGTAAAACTGTATTCTACTTCCGGTTCTTCAGACAAACTAAAGAAGTCATCATAATCATGCGCTGCAGCCGCGAGTTCATGTTCATGGCTATAAAACGAAACAGAATCCATTTCCCAATGTGAAATATTTCCACTTGCATACTTATCATACATCTCTTGATATAATGAATCATTTAATGCTTTAAGTACAGTGTCCTTATTTTCCTTTAAATAAAGTCGCATTGGATCCATAGCCTTTTTATAAATATTATCCCACCGAACCTGTGGTATTTGTGTTCCATTATCTATCAAATCAGCGCTAAAGTTGTTTCCAATAAAGTTTACAGCGGCATCATTGAGCTCATAATTATCACCATGTTTACAAGTTTTAAGAAACTTATTGAACAGGAATAATTTCTGATAGAATTTTAAGTCTTCAGGAATCAAATTCTTATTAATAAGCATCTGCATATTTTGCAAAGTTAAACGTTCCTTATGATCGGCTACCATTCCAATATAATCCGCCATAATTTCTTCTCGCGGTTTCCCTACTAAAGAATCAAATGCTCCACATTTAATTAAGTTTGACATTTGAATTTTATTAACCTTTATTCGTTCAAGAAAATCCTGCAAAGACATAAATGGACGCTGCATCATAATGTCTTTAATAATTGAGATTGGAAGTCGAGTAATTCCACGTAATCCATACAGAATCGCGTTATCTTTTACAACTGGTGTAAAAGTAAATGAAGATGTATTAATATCTGGCGGCGATACCTTAATTCCATAACTATTAAATTTTCCTATTGCGGATGCAACCTTGCCATAATCAACAGATTTGGTTTTTTCCTTTTTCTTATCTTCTTGCGCGCCTTCAACTACTTCATTTTCTTCTTCCCACTCTTCCAGATCTTCTTCATCTTCATCTTCGTCTGGCGCATTATCTACTACGATAGAAGCTTCTCCATCTTCATCATATTCAACAGTTTGAGAACCGCCACTATCTACAATTAAGTTTGCAGTATTCCAGAAAATAATAGGAAAAAATCGTGCTAGATTCATCTCTTGTAATGCGACCATAGAATACGCGTATGTATGGCTCGCATTGAAACCATAGCCACGACTTAACGCAACTTCGACATTCCATACATATGAACAAAACTTTTCACTGAGTTGTTTTTCCTTTACTCGCGCGAAGAATTCAACTGTTAATTGCTCATACTCTTTTGGATTCTTCTTTGCGATACTCTTTCTCAACCTATCAGCCCATTGCAGATCCCAGCCGCCACATTCCGGCAACTGAACCAACTGCATAAACTGTTCTTGGGTAATAGACATTCCATCTGAGATATCTAATTCCCTGTGTAGAATCGCTCGTTCATTATCAGTTAATCCATACTGAATCATTTCTTGTTCCCAATCATGAGGGTGGAAACGAAATCTTGCATACTTATCCAACGGACTTTCTGCGCCTTTTTCAGTTGCCATTAGACGAATTACGGAATTCAATACTGCCAATTCGTCAACATTTCTCGGATGAGTTAACGCAATTCCTCTTGTCCCAGATTGTTGTTCCATCTGAAACAAACTAACAATCTCATGATTCTGAATCATATTCCACATTTTTTCATCATCACGATTTATTTTATAGACGTTCAATACAGATTCATAAGTTTCGCGTAATGTAGATTTTTTCTGCACATACCCCTGTTCTACTAATAAGTCTAAACAAGTATGGATTTTATCAGCAGCTTCAACGCTGAGCAAGTCCATTTTAATCTCAGAAACATCTTCCAAATCATGTAATTCAAACTGCGTAATAATCGTACCATCGGGCGCGCGCATCAAAGCACTCGATTCTGTAAAATCTTCATCCTTAAATACAACGCCACCAGCATGAATACCTACTCCGCAAATTAATCCTTCAATTCGACTTGCAACTTCCCATAATTGAGGATATTTGTTGATTTCATTTATAAAAGTCTGATTCGGCTCAATGCCAGCTTCTTCGTCTCCATAATACATTTGCTTCAATGTATAATTTTGACCGCGCTCTGCACTCACAAGATTCGCAATATATGATGCTTCATCTACATCAATACCCAATCCTCTTGCCGCAGTTAGAATTGCTGAACGGGATTTTTCGGTTCTAAAAGTTGCTACATTTGAGACTCGATTTTCACCATATACTTTTCTAAGATATTCCAGAACTTGCCCACGTCGAAGTCCTTCAATATCAACATCAATATCAAGTACGGAAACACGGGAAGGATTAAGAAAGCGCCAAGGATACATCTTAGTCTTTTCCCGTAAGCAATTTATCTGTATAATATCCAATGCATATAGAAGAACGAATCCGCCGCCGGAACCTCGAGCTGGGAGAACAATACTTCCCGCGTTCCAACACTCATCAATAATCTTTTGAAGATTAAGGAAGTATGCCGACCACTGCGCTTTATTTACTTGAGAAGATTCCCAAGTCATTCCTAAGCATTCATTTAAAGCATCATATGCTTCTTGATTCTGCAAATCTTCATGCTTGATAATTCCATCAATTAATGCCAATACTAATTGCCTATCCGCTTCATATTCTGACTCTACAAAATGTTGAAGCTCTGGCATAAGTTGACAAAATCTATACTGCTCTTGCCGCGAATGCTCATTAAACTTTCGCCAAGGCAGATTTGGAATCTTCAATGACTTCAAGATACTAAAATCTTCACACCGATCTTTAATTTCTTTAATTGAAGAATACGCGGCTTGAAGTTCATCTTCATTTAAATATGGGAAAAAACTTCTGATTTCTTCATCTGACATCATATAAGTTGTTGCATAGAATGAACGAACTTCACGCTCACCATCCTGAGAATTAAGAAATGCTTCGTGAACCGCTGCATCTTCTGGTCGCCCATAATGACTATCAGTTGTAATGATATATTTAATTCCAAGTTCTTTACTAATTTGTAAAAGTTGTTTATTTACAAATACTTGTTCTTTCCCGTTTGAAGGCTGCATCTCCAAATAGAAATTACCTTTACCAAATATATCCTCAATATATAAACACCAACGCTTTGCGGTTTCATAATATTCTATATCACCTGTATCCATATATTGAAGAAGAAATCTATCGAGCTGCGAGCCTAAACATGCACTGCTTGCAATTAAATGCCCTTGATTTGGTTTTACGATTTCCTTCAAATCTGAATAATAAGTTGGGCGTCGCCGCATCTTTCTACTCATGTATGAGCGATTCCATGCGCGAGTTGATAATTGACAAATCTGATGATATCCTTCTAGATCTCGTGCGAGAAGAATAAAGTGAAAATACCTATCTTTTGTCCTATCAAAATTTTTTGCATTTAAACCATTTCGTGTTAAATAAATCTCATTACCACGAATCAGCTTAAAATCCGGATGTTCTTTCTTAATTTTCTTATAATATTTTTCTGCCTTGATATAACTTGATATAGTTTCATGATCTGTAATAGCCACACATTCATGTCCAAGCTGTATCGCAAGATTAAACAAATCTTCAACACGATTTGTACTATCTCGCAAAGTTTCATTACTCAACATTGTATGGTTATGGCAAGAACCAGGATATTTCAGCATTCACATTCCTCCTATCTATATCTATTATATCATAGAATTTATTATTTGTCAATCAATCATTACTACTGTTAAAACTGGACATTTAGGATTAGCATAATCGCCGTCATAATATTCTTCTTCAATGTGGCATCCTTCTACATGATAACCTCCCCAATCTACTATTAGCAAATCTTGAGGCATTTCTTGTAGCTTTTCGATAAATTCTTTTACTGTCATATTATCCTCCATTGAATACAGAAATAGTATTCATAATAATACCAACACTAATTAATGCCCAGCCAATAAGTCGTTTCCAATTTTCATTTTCTTCAATGCCAAAGCTCCAAGTTACCAAGCCAAGAGTAATTATATTAATAATAATACGTATATCAAAAATCATACTTACTATTATCCTCCACTAATTCATAATCATCAATAAATACTTGAACTGAAGTACGCCCATTGAATGTATTAAGATTTCCGCGCCCATAGATGGTAAGCAGCTTTGTTCTATCTTCCATTACTTGTTCTACAAAATCTGAATCCTTAAAGCGCACGTAATCAATATTGTTATAAGAAATCTTCATGCTATCCTTATTTGCGCCCATAGGCATCACATTCATCAGCGGGATATTTTCTATTACAATTTTCACTTCATCAATATGATTACCAAAATATTCTGGATGCGATGCAAGCGCAGCAATTAATTCATCATTATAATCTGATGCATTCAAGATATAATCTACCAAATAACAATTTTCAAAGTCCGCTGCGCTTAAATGACTATTCGCATAATCAATAAGAGATTTTATCTTATTTCCATTGAGGCCCCATCCTGCAGCGTTATCGTGTCCGGCAGTATAATTAAGCAACTTGCTATCTTCCAAGAATTGCTTAAAACTAGGTAAACCAGCAAAGTTCCCATCAGAACGAATACTTCCTTGCATTTCATTCTTATTGTTGCGGCGGCCGATCATTACAGGTTTATGATATTTGCTTACTACATTCATAGCAATAAGGCCAGTAAGTTCTTGTGGAATATTATCTGAAGCATCTAACTCCACAAGGATTATGTTATTTTCATCCAAGCAGTCCTTTTGAATTTTAAAATCCACAATTCCTAAAGCTTGCTCTTTAAGTCGATCCTGTCTAGCTTTTGCATTTTTACCTACACGCGCGGTTTGCTCTGCGGCATATTCGATATCACCCGGCTTCGCGCCACGCTTTGTACTTTGCATGGCTTTATTTGGCTCTATAAAGCAATAAAACATTGTTTCTTTTTCTTCTGTTGAGCCCACTCTTGTAATAGCGTTAATAAGAGGAGCAATATAGAAAGCGATATCAATGGGACTTAAACCGGGATAAGGAGATACTGCTTTTTCTTTTAAAGAGAAAGATTGCGCTTCAATAAGAGTACGAAAGCCTTCATTATGTATATGCCGCAACCCTTCCATCATAATATAATTGGTTTCTATATCTGTCCTATCCATTACATCCGCAATTTCGCCTAATGCGGCTAGATCTATATAATTATGCGCTTGATCAATACCTAATATATCATCGAGCACTTCGCAGAATTTATATACTACTCCAGCGCCGCATAGAGATTTATTTGTATAATTGGGGGATAGTTGATTATTTACAATAATAGTATTAGGAGAATCTGATGTAACCGGATTTCCATCTTGATCAAATTCTTGTTCATGATGGTCAAGCACTATTATATCAATTCCTAGTTCTCCAAGGCGTCTATGTTCTTCTTTATCATAACTACTTGAATCAGGGCATAATACAAGATCATAGTCTGGATTATCTTCAAGCCAATCAATCTTATCATCTAGCCCATGCTGCTTATGAGTATGTACCATAAAATGTAAATTTGCTTCTGGGAAAATATGCTTTATATATAGCCATAAAATTGCGCTGCTTGTGAACCCATCAGCATCGCAATCAATATTAAATAATATGGAACTTCCCTTTCTCAAGTGATATAATAGTCGTTCTGCCGCAGCTTCAATATTTTCCAGATCATATGGATTTAATTCACACGTAGGTGTAGGACACATAAAATTTTCGATATCAGTAACGCCGCGATCAGCAAGAATTTCATACAAAGCTTTGCTTGGGTCGGTCGTATAGTTTTTCTTTAACTTATATTTCATTCGTCATTCCTTACCTCACTCTTATTCTAGTCTTATATAGCTGTTCAAAGATATCTTTGCCCTTATCAAAAGGAGAATCTTTTTCCTCTAATAAATTGTTTATATCCCATATATAATAAAAGACCGCTTGGCCTGAATACTTTTTACACGCATCTTCAATTCGCTTACGATATGCATAAGCCTTATCTGTGCGCCAGTCTGTATACTCTTTATCAAAGGCAATTGTTATTTCATTTGCGCCCAAAACATTGGTTAACAAATTAATTTGATATTTATTTATTTTAGAGCCACAACAAGCTACTGTATTTGCCCATTTACCATAATATTCATCGTCTAGGAGTACGGATTTTTCTCCTTCTACAATAATAGCACTTTGGCGGCGACGAATCGCGGCCTGATGCTCATATATCCCATATAAATTAAAATGTAATGGATGTGCATATAGAACGTTACCAATTTGTATAGGACGATATTTTCCAAATTCTTCTGCTTCTTCTTTATCAAGCGTTCTCGCGCGAATACCAACCAGATTCCCGTTTATATCCAAATGTGGAATTGTAATTTTGTTTTGTGATAATGAAAAACCAATATGAAACTTATCCATTACCTCTGGTTTAATTCCATCTCGTATCCAAGCGGGATGATGATATGGAGTAAAATATGTTAACATGGATTTTGGATATGGGGTAAGTTGCGGTACACTTGAATCAAATTTATATCGTTCTATATTAAAGTCTGACCGATATTTCTTTGTCTTGGATATAGTTAAATGGCGAATGCATTTTTTTACATAATCCACTGCTTCTTCAAAACTAACACGATGATAATTAATTAACATAAATTTTTCGTATAGTGTAAAGATTGACATCGCCTCATTACACTCTGTATAGCATCGAAAAATCTTATTATTCTGATACCAATACAGTTTCATTGATTCAGCTTCTTCAATAGGATTATGGCAGATTGTAGGACATACTAAATATCCTTTATCTTCATAAACCGCGATTTGATCAACGCCCAAACTTTCTAGAAAGGTTCTTACATCATCAAGCGTAATGGAATTAATAATATCTTGTATGCTAATATCATAAAGGTCAAGTTCTTCATCTGCCCCTTGTAGAGTTGTTAACATTCAAACTCCCCTTCCTAGATTGTAATCGGACACTCAGAACTACTTGCAAATAAATCTATAGGCTCGTTAATCGGCTGATTTTCTGCAGTTGTAATAAATAAATCTTCTCTTTCTCCTGTTCCAAGATGTAACCTCGTCCAAATACGAACCATCTTATAACGACCTCGCCGCATTTTATAAATATCAAGAATATGGGTTGGACGATTATCTAAAATATCCGGGGCAATTGTCCCTTCTCTTACTGCAACTCTCAGACCGGGTAAAACACTATTCCATCCTTTATCTGTAATACGAGTCATTACATATCCGACATCTGCCTTATCTGCCACAGCCTTCGATCCGCGGATACTTTTTTCATCTTTAAAACGCATTTCTTCATCTTCGCCCATTGCTAGAGCATTTACCTGTGTCGCAGAAAAGATAAAGATATTGTAATCTTTTGCCACTTGTTTCAGCTGATTTGCCATGAGCATGAGTATTACATCTTCTCTGATATTATTGCGTGAAAACTGTGCAATCATACTAGGAGTACTGTGTATATAATCAAAGAATACATACTTTACATTATCTACTGTTGCATACTTACGAATTGTTGCTTCAACATTCTGAAGATTCGGATCACTAATTTCTTCTATCAAAAAATACCCACTGTATTCTTCTATAATTTTTGCCGCCTGCTTGACTCTGGTATATTCACCAAATTCATACTTACCTGTCAAAATATGATCCTCGTCTACGCCAGAAACATACGCCAACATAATGGTTTGCACTTCTTCTTTGTCCATTTCTGTTACAATAAATAAAACTTTTCTCGGCTGACGTGGTTCTCCTTCTGCCGTAATTTCTTCTATAAATGAATTGACTTTCCAAGACCAACGCTTTGGATAAGCTAAATGACAAGCATCAAATATACTTGTACGAGACTTACCTGCGCTTGTACTTGCGCTTTTTAAAAAGAAGCATCCATCCCTGGCTCCGCGACATACAGAACTAAAAATACGGCCTTCCAAACTTGGCCCAATACTTGGTGAAGTACGTAGCTCTTCAATTAATTCATTAATACCTTCAGCAGGATCTCCTTTTAAGCGGCCGCCATTTAAATATTCATTTCTAATCTCTGTATAATTCTTTTCAACACTATTTAAAATCTCTTCTAGCGTTGCTTGTTCTAAATGATCTTTAATCTGTTGTTCTTCTAATGGATTCTTTACATCTTTATCTTCAATAAAAAATTCACTTATATCATACTTTGCTTGCTGTAACTTCCTTAATAACGAACATTTCTTTACTCTTGTATAATATAATTCAAAGTTGCCTAATGAAGCAGTTTCATATGCATTTTTTAAGAACTCAAGTCCATTCTCATTCTTATAGATTTGTAATGCGACTCCGCCGCCACGTTCAATTTCCTGATCTACTTCTATAACAGATAACTCTACTGCTCCGGCCTCATATAATTTTCTTATTGAATTAAGACATACTCGCGCGGGTTTAAAATCAAAATCTACCGGTCTAATGTCTGGATATTCCAAAAATAACTGAGGTTTATATATTAAGCAACCGATAACTTGACGATATGCCGTCAGATCGGAAAGTGTCATATAATTCCCCCTTAATCATCAAATAAACCGTCATCCAGGCTAATTTCTTTTTTCTTTTTATTATTTTCTCGAATAGGAACAATATATTCCTTCATTTCAGTATTGGCTACTGCCGCAGCAAGACTACTTCCTTCGGCCTTTTTTTGCTCTTTCCATTTACGCATATCTTCCATATTACGTGGATTGACTAAACCCAATGATTCAGATAATTTTTTCATCTTCTTTACATTATATATATAATCAAGACAATCAACAATCGAATCATCTGTATATCCATATGTATTTTGAAGACGTTTACGCTGAGTCCAAATAACCGGGCCTGGCGCCTTAATTCCAAATATTTGACATACTTTGTTTGCAAAACGTTCACGCGATTGCTTCTCTGCCAAACATTTTGGGCAATACCAATTTGATGTTTTACCTGTAACAGATGAATATTCAACTAGTTCAGTTTTCCTAAATTGTTCTTTACACCCACTACATTGCCTAGTTAATTTCATTCTTTTAATCTCCTATACCTATACTTTAATTTATTATAGCATAGATTCACGAAAAAGTCAAATAAAAAAGGAACAATACCAAAGCATTGTTCCATAACATTATAAGTTAATAAAGCAAAGAATCAAGATAAGGTTTAAGAATTACATACCATATTACAAGTCCGATTCCGAAGCCAATGATTCTTAGCAGTATCTTGTCAATGAAAAAATCTTTCATTTTATATAGGAATTTCATAACTTTCTTCTGCAAATGATGTTTACCACAGATAATATCTTACATTTTATAAGAGTGGGAATGCAATAAAGTATAAAAAATATATTCCATATAACATTCTTCATTGCGAGTCTCCTTTTCTTAAATAGTAATGAAGCGGGTGAGGATTTGCACCTCACATACCAGAGCATTTCGGGCCGTTCGCTTCGCACATTTCTAAGGCTATACTCGCGTTATAGCTATGCCGCCTCTGGCTCCCCTTCAAGCGTTTACCTATTCCGCCACCGCATTATAATTACATAAGCTGCTTTACTTCATCAATAAAGTATTCAACCAAGCTACTTTGAGAAGGTACTGCCTGACTTAGCTTAAAGTCCTCAGAGCCAAATACCTTCTTAATAATATCCTTCATAATCATCAAGTGCTGGTCTTTATTCTCTTCGCCGCCAACTTCCAAATACTTAATCCAAATTTCCTTGGCTTCAGCCATTACTTCTGCAAACGGGCGATCTTTAATCTGAGCAATTTCTGTATGGTCAGTCACTTCTGCACCATCAAGCTCTACAGCTTTATCAATGGCATCACCGATAGCATCAACCAATTCTTTATATCCAAATTTAATTTTGGGAGCAAGATACTGATAACGACTACCTGCGAATATGGTAGGCGTAGATCTCGTATATAGATATCTTTCAGAAGTACCATCAGGATTCATCTGCACCTGTAGATAACCAATAATATCCACTATAGAATTAATAATCGTATATGCTTGATTAGGTAGATCTGGCGCGACAGCAGTAATAGCTTCACCATCTTCTGTTCGCATTTCTGTCGGCTTCTCTTTACTATGGGCGATAAACAAAATACCAAATCCCAATAGTGTTATCTCACGCCAAAACTCAGAAAACTCTGTCTTTAGCATATTCCAACCTTGGCCCCACGGTACATCCCTAATGCTATCTACATTTTCGCGCTGACAAATATACTTTTCACATAGCTGCCAAGCGATCGAAGCTGTATCGACTACAATTGAGTCATACATTTCTTTTGCCTGCGGCTTACGAAGCTGGGTAAGTACTTTTTTCGCATCAGTCCAACGCAGAATAGGGGCACTACGAATACCAGCTAGCGCATTAGTGCCTTGTTCAAAGTTCATAAACAAAGCGCGAGGAAGCTGACTTCCAAATGTGGATTTACCAGTCTTTGGCTGGCCATAAATCAATAGGAATTTTCCCTTAAGGTCGCGGCTAATCTTAGAAGGCTCCAAACTAAAAATATCAATATCAGCCATTTTATTCACTCCTTTATATAATTGGTCCGGGGTTAGGCGCAAGTAAATTCTCGCGCCTGTATCCCCTATCACATCGTAGGCGGTCAAGTGACCGTTTATGCTTTAATCACTCCTACCACCGGTGTTGGCCTACGATTACTCCCAATCATACTTCTTGGCATCAGCTTGAGAGCCGCTACCACCCTGTCGAGCCATCTTAGAACGAGCATCAATCTGCATCTGCTCAATCTTAGCTTTACGCTGATTGAACCCTTTCTTAATCTCCGCAGGATCATAACTGAAATCTTCTTCCTTACCTTCATCATCACCACCAGTAATGATTAGCTCACGAACAAACGTAGTAGTAGTATCAGGAATATCTTCACCCCAACCACTACCTTCATTACTGCTAGTTACCTCGTGAGAAGTTACGCGTACACGCCCCTTTACAACCAGCGTCTTATTAGTTTCCCAATTACGGGATACAAATTCTACCTTATCTGGGGCTTCAACGATAAAGTCTAGAACATCTAGCTTACCACCATACTGAACAATACCACCACGAACAACTAGACGTCCAGTAGGATCGCCTTCACGATCGGTTTCGTCGTGAATATCCATAATATATACTTCAGTTACGAAAGTCGCAACATCACCTAGTTTTGCTGGATTAATAAATGAACCACGAATCTGGAAACCATTAATAAGATTACCAGTACGAGATACAAAGTTATTCTCAGATAGAGTAGCACTAGTAATACGTACCTGATCGGCCGCATCAACACCAACATTCTGCGCGGTCTTAAGTTCCTTTAGATCAACTAGAGACTTATATGCAGGATTAGCCTTACCAGTACTAGTGAAAGGAGTCGCGAAGAAACCAACTGGAATCTCACTCGTCTCTTCCTTACCATCAACAGCCTGAGTCACACGAATTGTAACAGTTGCACGCTTATACTCACGGCCATCGGCAAGTTTTCCTTCACCAAAATCAACATTCATTAGCTTACCAACTAGATTCATTTTGTTTTCACTTGGAATCATCAAATCTTTCATGTGCTTTTCTCCTTTTATATAACTTATATTTTTTTAATTAAAAACTTTCCTCTGCACTCTTTGCTGCTTCCTTAGCGGCCTTTTTTGCTTCTCTTTCCGCCGCGCGAGCAGCCTTCTTCGCTTCATTGGCTGCTTTCTTTTCAGCCTCCTCGGCTACTGGATCATAAGCTAGACCCGCTTCAGTTAGGGTATGATATAGTACCTTGTGAGTCTTTGCCTTACGAGTCTCAGTTGCAGGCTCATCTTCTACTACTTCCTCACGGGTAACTACCGCAAACTTACGCTTAACTAGTCCATTAATTGAACCGGTTACTGCAGGAATTGTAATTCCCAAAGCTTCGCTAATACCCTTCTTTGTTAGTTCCTCACCATAATGTTCCTTCATGTAGTTTAGTACTCGTTCACTATTAATTGTTGCCATTTTCTTTTTCTCCTTTTTATTCGGGTTTTCCCCTTTTATATATTTATTATATTATAATTTTGACTAAAAGTCAAATATTATTCTTCCTCTTTAATTTGGAATCGTTCTTCAGCAATGGCTTGTGCATCTTCGTCATTTTCAGCTGTAATAATAGCATCTAGTTTTGGAATTAAATCACTTTGATATCCTGCGATAGCCTTCTGAAGTGCTTGAATTCTATCCTGTAGATTACCTACTGTAACATAGCATCCAACAAGTAGTTTAGCATATTCTGCCTTTGTTAAGTTGCCATCAAAAGATTCTGCGGCAAGTTTTTCATGAAGAGCTTCAAAATCATCACGCATAGTTTTCGCTGTTTCAAAGCCCTTGTCATCATTCTTTGCTTTATCATAGTCCATTACTTGCTCAGCCGCGACAGCTGTCGCACGAGTAAGCTCTCTAAATAGTTCCACATATTTCTTATGCATTCTTTACTCCTTTTACCGCTCGACCGGTAATTTTATATGTATTATCTCCTACCCATTTAGCCTCTTTTACTTCCTCTTTCTCTGCCAACTTGATTGCTTTTACACCTTTAGTAAGTCGTCCAGTATATGCAATATCAGATAATGGGTAACAATTATAATAATCACTAGAGCTAATAATTGCTACTCGATCATCATCATCACTACTTAAGATTACTGATACAAGTGAATCACCCTCTTCTAGTTTAATCGCAGCTGTACCTTTTTTCGCGCGAGCGAGGTATTCTCCTACATGACTCTTTTTAATGAAGCCATGTTTTGTAACGCATGTAACTGACTGAAAAGCATTAAAGGTACGAGTATCAATTAGAAGAAGTGGTTTTTCTGTACCAATTGGGAAGATATCTGTAAGTTTGATATCCTTGTCATACTTAATTTTACTAAGTGATTCAGTGTACATTTTTCCGCCAGAGGTAAATAAAGTTAAAGAACCAAGATTAGTAGAGAAGAGTTCAAGCTGTGCTTTACTACGCTTGCCTCTATTTACATCTTTCTTAATAACCTTAATTGAGTTTCCATTTTGAAGAACAATTACATCTTCTTCCTTAATCTCTTCAGGTTCTTCTTCATCGCCAAGTACATTGGTAATTTGTGTACGTCTGGCATCACCAAATTTTTGAGATACTAGGTTTAGTAGTTCAATTAATTTTTCATCCAAAGCGGTAGGTTCAGATAATAAGTGGTTACACTCCCCTATAAATTTAGTAATTTCTGCCAGTTCATCAGATATTTTTACACCGTCTAATCGGCACAAGCGCGATAGCTTCATGTCTAGAATTGCATCGACCTGAGGTTCATTGAATTTGTACTTCGCAATCAATGCTTTTTTTGCATCCGCGGGACTGTCACTGCCTTTAATAATAGCAACAATATTGTCAATATCAGCGAGTGCAATCAGCAAGCCATTGAGGATGTTCTCGCGCGCGAGAGCCTTATCAAGGTCGAATTCGACTTCACGTCGCTTACACTCTCTAATATGTTGAATATAACTATTAAAGATCTTCCGTAGGCCCATCTGTTCTGGAAATCGGCCATCTTTTAGAACCCACATATTAATTGTATAATGCGACTCAAGTGGAGTATCTTTATAAAGCTTTGCAATCATTTTATCAGGATTAACGCCTTTATCTAGCTCAATGTGAATCTCTGCGGTTTCGCCGCTATTATCATTAACGTTTTTGATACCATAATTTTCATCTTCAGCTAGAAGTTCAGCAATAGCTTTAACAATTCTACCGGTATATACTCCATATGGAACTTCAGTTACAATTAATGAATTTGTACGTGGATTATATTCAATTTTCGCGCGCAAACGACAGGATTTTCCGCCACCAACGCGTAATGATTCACGCACTTCATCAGCATTAGTAAGAATTGCTCCTGTAGCAAAGTCAGGCATAATTAGAATTTCATTATCTGAAACATTAGGGTCACGCATAAGTTTAACAATTGCCGCATTGACTTCTTTCAAATTAAATTGCGGTATTGAACTACTTATAGCAATACCTAGACCAGTTGTACCATTACAGATATTAAAATATCCAATACTCGGCATAACACCGGGATATTGCTCTGTTTCGTCAAAGTTAGTACGCCATTCTTCTCCAACTGCATTTTTATCTAGCCCACCATATACATAACTAGCAAGCTCACTCAACCGTAGTTCAGTGTAACGCATAGAAGCTTCATCGCCATTACTAGTGATACTTCCATATGATCCTTGACATTCTTCAAGTGGGTATCTCATGGCAAATGGTTTAGCCATACGGATATAAGCTCCGTAGCATGAAGCATCTCCATGTTCGTATAGATGTCCAAGACAATCTCCAACAATACGAGCACTTTTAATAAAAGGCTTTTTATGTGTATTTTTAGATATATGTTCTTGTGAATACATAAGCATTCGCGCGCTAGGTTTTAACATATCACGTACATCGCAGATTGCCCGATCGAGGATTACATTACCTGCATAACGCTCAAAGTTTTCAGTTACAACTTGTTCCATTGGCTTTGATGTTATCATAATTTAAATCCTCCAAAATCTATTCCTTGTACATATTCTTTACGAGGTTCTACATCTTCTCCCATAAGGGCAAGAAGTGTTTCGATACCATCTGGTGTCGGCGCAAGCTGTTCAAGATGCTGATTACTTGGACTGAAAAGTGATTCTTGCAAATCTTTTTTCTGCATCTGACCAATACCTTTAAAGAATGTCATTTCTCCAGAAGTTTCTTTTCGATCTGCTATCTCTTGTTCAGTATAATAATACCATGTTTTTCCTTTATTGTCAAGTTTACAGATCGGTGCTTTTAGCCAATAAAGACGCCCTTCTGAAATAAGCTCTGGACAGAGTTTTTGTATAATAGCCATAACCAAAAGCCCTATGTGACTTCCATCGAAATCAGAATCGGAGCAGATAGCAATTTTCCCATATCTCAACTTCTTACTATTATACTTCTGTCCATAAGTAATTCCTAGCGCCTGTAGAAGTAGCTTAACTTCATCATTTTCTAGTACCTTATCTATTGGATTTGCAAGAGCATTAATCGCCTTACCCCGTAACATAAGAATACCTATTTGATCTCCACCGGGTGCCTTCTGTCGTCCAATACTAATTGACCCTCCAGCACTATCACCTTCTACCAATACAAGCATACTATCCGCGCCGAGCTTTCGTGCCTCACGAAGTTTATCGCTATTAATAATTTTCTTTTTCGCGGCGGAAGCCATTTCCTTTTCATGATTCATAATAGACTCACGAATTTTATCTGCTTGTGCTTCTGCTCGCTGCTTCGTAGTTAGAAAATTAATAACACTATTAAACTCAGCTGTATTAACTTTAAAGTCATTAAGTGCTTGAGTCATTGCGCGCTGGGCAATACCACGCAAATTTGGATTTGTAATACGACTTTTGGTTTGTCCATCATAAATAGGATTCTTTAAATTAACAGAACAGATATAGATAAGACCACTACGAGCCATATCGCCATCAAATTCATCACTGATATTCTTCTTAGCAAAACTAGTAATGGCTGCCTTCATTCCTGTCCCAGGGGTTCCTCCTGCCGGATTTTCTCCACCGTTAGAAAAGACATACATATGTTCTTTTCCTTTAGTCCACTGAGCGACTATCTCAATATCTACTTCATCTTCAGTAGTAGCATAATGAATAGGCGTTTTATGGACAGGATTTTTCACTATATCTGCCGCGAAATCGAGCAAGCCATTCTTACTACAATACTTAATTACTTCATTTGTCTCTGCATTAGTGACAATAAAAGTAATACCTTTATTAAAGTAAGAGTATTCTTTAATGATATTACAGATTTCTTTAAAATCAAAATTAATAGGTTCTGCGTTGAAAACAGATGCGCTTGGCTTATATTTAATATATGTACCTTGTTTTTCCTTACCAAGAGGAAGTTTTTGACAAGTGGTGAATTGCGGTACTCCCTCAATAAACTTCATATACCATGCTGCTTTATCTCGATAACTTGTGATTTCAAATATGTCTGAAGAGCAACAAGTAGCGGCAGAACCAGTACCATTCAACCCACGGCTTTTACCACCATATGCATTTTCATTGAATTTAGCGCCGGAATGGTTCTCGGTCAGTAGGTTAATCATTACCTCATCTGAGAAAGAATTTTTCCCATGCGGCATGCCTCTTCCATAGTCTCGGCAGGAAGCCCAATCTTTTCCTATCGTAAGCTCTATTTGTGTTGCGGTCGGGCATACAAGAGCTTCATCAGTAGCATTATTTACAAGCTCCAGCAGTCCTGCAATTACACCAGTATGGTCAGCACTACCGAGATAGATGCCAATACGCGCGCGAACTCCTTCACGAAATGTAAGTTGTTCAACTGAATTTGCATCATATTTCTTTTCTGCCATTCTCTCACCTCTTTCTCTTTACAATATATTATAACATAAATTTAAAAAAGAGTCAACCTTTAGAGTTGGCTCTTATATCCAATTAATATCCACCGAAGACTTATATCCATCCGGCAGACAATTATCTGCACGAGTATCCAATTTATCAATACGATCTTGATAAGCGCCAGTTAGAATATAATGTTCTTTGATATTAGATATATATTCACCATCATATTCGCGCGGATCGACTGTTTCTTCCCATGTATAAGTTACTGATACTTTAAGCTTCAAATTTATATCCAAGTTCATCTACTGCCTTATTTACACATTCATATAGTATATGAGTTCTAATAAGACAATCTAGATAACGGGCCGGCGCAGCGTGAAAGGCATCCATCATATCATGGGTAAAATCAAAACCAAATTCCTCTAATGCGTCAATAAGATCAATAAGTCCATATCCGATATAACCCGCACATGTATCTTCATCAGCATAATACATGCCACCATTCCCTGTTATCTCATCAATGTCCCACAACTCATCATCAAGTCGCTCCTCATACTCATCGCGTGTCATTCCAGGCTCTGGCTCCATATAATTATCTACAATATATTTCTTAATATCCTTAACCATTTCTTCTCTATAATTATATCCCATCTTACACCTCTTATCCAAACGCAATCATAAGCGCATTGGTAATATGCCGAATAAGTTCTTTTGTATACTGCTGAGTGACTACCACCTTAGTAGAACTAAAAGGCGGATTCATATATTGCTCGTTATCTGGATCGGTAATGAGTGTTGCCTGTTTCATATCAAAAGCATGAAAACGCTTAATTGCATCAGCCATATTTCTATAATCATTGCAAACAGCGTCCCCATCAAAGAGGATAATGTTATAATTACAAGTTTGTGGCTTCTGCATCTCAAGAATAATATTTTTCATATTCTCAGGAATAGAATTTCCGCCCCAAGCTGACATCTGACGCTCTCGTACATTTTTACAAATCTTCAGCTGATGATTAATAAAAACGACATCCATAGAGAAATTATGATTCTTACGCTCAATATTGGACAGTACTGCAAGAATACCGTTCGTTAATTTTACATTATCGCAAAAGCTGCCCGAGCAGTCAATAAAAAGATTAAGATGACAAGAACCAAATTTGTTATTCCCCTGCACAGACATAGAGCGCTCAAAATAACGATAGTCTTTTCGTGTAACAGCACGAGGATTAAAAACGCCAGAATATGTATTAATACCGCTTCCGCCGCTATTTTTCTTTCTAAAATTATTAATAATGGTTTCTGCAGTTTTCTGAAAACTATCGAGCTGTTCTTTTTCCTCAACCTTAAGTCCGCCATCTTTAGACAGTGAAGCGCCAACCATACGCTTGAGTCGCTCTACGGTCAATCCTAATTCTGCCAAGTCCTTAGAAATCTTTTCTGTAAGATTGCCATTGGCTTCGCCATTGGTTTTACTCTGTTCCGAAGAAGGAACTCCTTGTCCTTCGCCATTTGGATCATTAAATTCTTCAGGATGTTCTTCAAATTCATTCTGAATCATGCGATACAGATCATAAATAGCATATTCATAATTACCCACATCAATATCACCTGGCTCCCAACGGGGCGAAGTGCGATTCAGTGTAGCATAGGTTTTAATAATACGGTTAACTTCTTTCTGAACCGCCGCGGTACCAAGCCCAAAGCGCACAGCGTTAAAGAATGCGCTTTTAGCATCAGTAGCTTTAGGTGCATGACCACCATGAATGTCATAAATCTGCTTGCGAAAGTCAACACCATGATAGTAGTTCTTAAGTACAGTTTCGATGCGCTGGTCTTCCATACAATTGGTCTGGAAATTATTTTCTAAATTCGTAGGCGTCAAAATAGCATGACTAACTTCATGATAAAGCATAGAACGTACTGCTTCTTCTTCGTCACAAGTCCCTTCCTTTACTTGTGAGAAGCGGTAAGCAATGATAGGATAGGAAATAAGAATCTTATCCTCAACAATAGAATAATATGAAGTTTCTTCGTCTTTGACTAGCTCAAGAGGAATTCTGCGGCCGGTATACAGGCCAATTGGAAGGGTATCAACAATTGATTTACATCTAGCAAAGCTCAATTCCATTTTATTACTCCATTCCCATAATAGCTTTTGCAAGCTGATCAGCAGTCAGTACAAACTCACGAGTCTCAGCGCAACGGTCAACAAGAGGTTCCGGCAGTCCATAAGTCATCCCGCCAAGAGAAAGATTCATGGTTCCAATAATCTGGAATCCTTCGGCGATATGCACGGGCCGATTTTTGTAGTAGAACTCAGTCTTCCCATCAACAATACCCTGCAAGAAGCGTAGAGAGTCAAACGGCAGGAGATTGATTTCATCAAGTACAACCTTGCGGCCTTCTTCCATGCACTCCCACAGAAGAGAAGGATTAAAATCGGGCTGTCCATCTTTAAAGATGAAGTCTTCCATCAAATCAGAAGGAAGCATGGAACTATTGCATACAATACAACGATTTTCTGCTTCTTCCTGCGCGAGAGTTGTCTTTCCCGTACCGGCACTACCATAATAAATCTTCAGACGGGTATTGATGTGTTCTTTCGGCGCACCATACTGCGCGATGTCGTCAACGATCTGGTTAAATTCCGTACTCTGCATCTTCTGGCGAATTTCATTCGTATAGGAAGAATCCATAAGTGCGAAATAGTTATATACATAGTCACATGCGCTTTTTCTATCCTTGCAAGCCATGTATGCAAAAGTATTTACAAAGCGAAGAGACGGCGTAAATGAAAACTCAGTAAAGAAACTCATCATACGCTTTAGACCATTAGTCAGAATTTCCTCTGGACTCTTTTTTGGCTGAGGTGCCGGAGCAGTAGACGGAATGGCATTGAAGATATTCGGATACCGATTATTATTTACAAGTTCCTCAAATACCTGCGTCCGATCTGCATACTTGGTTTCGCGCATAAGATTGTATAGGCTTTCATATTCGGCATAATCAGGATGCGTATGATCGACAACATAACTGGTACCGTTTCTTTCGCCGTAAAAAGCTCCATCTGCAGTGCGCTTGGTAATAGACATTTTTTCTGAGAGTTTCATTTCTTTTCTCCTCACTTTCCTTTCTATATAAAAATTATACACTAAATTTTATTAAAAGTCAAATCATATATTCATCAAAAATTTCATCAAGACAATCGCGTAGAAGATAACAACGAATAGCAATGTCAAGTGCTTTCGGCGTAATTTCGATTTTAAACGAACCGCTGAAAGCTCTGTACGCATCAAGGCCCAGCGGCAAGTTGCTGCTAAGATATTGAAGTGCGATAGTATCTGAAGTATAGCCTGTAGCATTACGGTTGCCCGTTACTGGAGAGAGAAATACATCCCAGTAAAGATAATCACGACTTTCTTTTCCTTTATATCTTTTAGCGTTAAAATACTCTTTCGTTGAGTGAATTATTTCTTCGTGATAGTCATAATAGTCATATTCCCATAATCGTTCAGTCGGGAAAATTGTTGAAGTAGAGCGTGCCATTGGAGCTAGGCACTCATATACTCCAGAGTCTGCAAGAAATTCCTTATCGGCATAAATCATATCTGCTCTCATGCCCCTGAAGTTATCGCGCAGATTTTTAACTTCGTAGATAGCACAATGCATCACGCCATATTTCCAGTCATATACTCCTCTGCGTCGGTGTCGCTGCGAATCGGAAGGTAAAAATGTTTTAAAGAATTCAATTACTGGATCTGAATGTTTAGTAAAAATTAAAATATTCATTACCATGCTCCTGTATCTGTAATATCTTCTGATTCATGGCAAATTGGACATACGACTTTAAGCACAGTACCAATACCGGTTCTAGTCGGAATTAAATATGGCGCCCGGCCGCCATTATAAAGAGATGTAAGTCTGTCGTGCATATGCCGATTTTCAAAATCATGATAAGCATCCAATTCTTTTTGAGAAGAAAACTGCCCATATGATAGGCTTAATTGTTTTTTAAGATTATTAATTCGTTTTTCATAATTTTTTCTTACAATAGACTCGGCATCTTCATATAGCTGTTTGTTTTCTTCTGCTAGTTCTTTTACTTTTTCTTCATAGTATTTAACAGTATTGTGTACTAGTTCAGTCAGTTCAATCGAAGAACATACTGTTTTCATATTATTCCTCCATTCTTACACTAAATCCCTGCAAATCTAAATTAAATTCTGCTTTAAAATATTCCTGCATTACATCATCGAGTTTATGCACGAATAGCGGCTTACTCGGATCAAATTCTCCATAAAATAGATCTGCAAGCTCAATAATACATAGGGAATCATAGCCATATGCTTCTGCTTTTACTTGTAGCGCGCGCTTATTAGTAGTAAGAATAATACCATCGGCTTCCAGCGCCATATCCATTAGTTCCTTGGTCTTACCAGTACCTAGCGGACGAGCAATTACCTTCATTTCTTTTCAATCTCCTTTACTTGAATTACATCAGAGTAATCAAAGCGTTTTGTTACTTCATATTTTTCAATAAATTCCTGAGCTGACATATCAGTAATACGTACTACATATTCATTACGATAGAATTCACTTTCGGACGAAATCAACAAAGATATTCCTCCAACCAATATAACTATACAAGCAATAATAGCTATAATAGGTCCAGCATACTCAGTATCACGTAAAAAAATACAACTGCAAATTGCAATTCCAATGCCAATAAAAAAGGTGATAATAGGCCAATTAGGCGGCCCATAAATTGGAATAGTTTTGATAATTTCCATTAATGCCTCCTAATGCCGCAAACGGGGCAAAATTCATCAGTATCATATAGAATACTAATAGTTTTACATTCAGGACACTTATAGGCCAAAACTTCATCGGTAGTAATGGTGGGTGCAGTGTCAATTACATTTTGCGCGGCATCCATCACTGCTCGCGCAAAATCAAATATTCGATCTATCTGTTCATTATCTGCTAGGCCATGCTGATAAATTAGATCCCAAAGCATCTCATCGCGGCCGAGGGATGGCGCATTTAAATCACAATCATCACGATATATTAATTCACGCATGGTATGTCTCCTCCACCTTAATAGAATTAAATTGCGGTTCACACATAAGGAATGCATTATCTAACGCTTCTTTTAAAACATGCTCATTAGGCTCATGTCTTAAGTGTTCATCTTCTTTTATTATTCTTGCTTGTTCTCTTAATTTGTCAAGCTTATTACAAACGATACTTGTATCTATCACAGTTTTCACCTCTTTTGTTTCTGTGCGTTTCGCTTAGATCAGTTGTCATTCTCCCACTTCACCCGCTTCCCACATTTTTCACAATACTTTTGGTGTGTGCAACGGAATAACTGATGATTACAGTTTCCGCATTTCCACAGGTCTGATTCATTTGTCGGCGGAACCGGTTCTACCGCTTCCTGTTTTTTAAGTAGAGAAAGAGCATCCGAAATAGTTTGCCCAATCTTAATACACATTTCTGAAGTAACCATATTTGGATTACACAATACCGCTTTTGCGATATTCATATTTTCTATAATTTTCTCTCTGTCCATTCATTGTCGCCTCTATTTTCCTTTCGTAAATATTATACTATAAATTTAAAATTATGTCAATTTTTTAATTTGGCGCCTTGGCGCGGTAGCGCCAACCGGGCGCCTTATTATATTTTTATTATGTTAATTTTATTATGTTTTATTATATTATGTATGTTCTCACGACACAGATGAAGAGTGTTCTCACGACACACATCTTGGATTTGAAGACACACATCAGGTGTGTTCTCACGACATACCTGTGTTTTCAAAACATACATTGATAAAGTGTGTCGTGAAGACATAGGTGTGTTTTCAAAACATACATTATTCCATAATCTTTTTATATATAATTTTAAGATATTTATAAGGTTCATATTCTAAAAATCCTCGTTCAATAAGTGCATCGCGTGCTGTATTATATCGCTTATGATCAAAATTACATGCTTTTAAAATAGTTGCTTCTGCTGGATGAAATTCACCATTCTGCCGCTGAAAAATCAAGTAGAGTAATAATGTTTTTTGCGCGCCGCTTTTATTATCAATTTTTTGGTTGATCTTTTCAAACATTTCGGGCGCAATTTGATAAAATAAGTTTTTTTCATTATAGATAGCTTTATCTACATCGCTTAATAAAGCCAGCGCTTTCTTTTCTGCTGCCATAACCTGAATACCTCCTGAATATTACCGCTTAGCCATTTTTGTAGCTGTAGGAATTGCCGCACGGAGTTCAGGAGTATCTTCAAACCAATATACATCATATTGTGGTTTCTTTATATTGGGTGAAACTTTTATAATTTTAAATCCTAATTCTCTCAATGCGGCGGCAACTCGCGGCATATAAATAATATAAAGTTTATCTGTCATTCTTCATAACCTCTTCCATCATACTTAATAGTTTTAATGATGGCATAGTTTTCTGGTTCAGTACCTTACTTAAATGCCATCTCGTTATTCCTAACTGTTCAGCAATATCTTCTTGCCGAATGTTCCGATTTTCGTACCATTTACGAAATTCATGTAAAAAATTAGGTATGTCATTTAGCCACTGTGTCATAAAATCACAACTCACCTCCAATAAAAATATGACCTATCCTCCATAGAATAAGTCATAATATAACCTTTAAATTATAGCAAATTTTTTCGTTTTCAAAAATTTTTTAAAGCGCCAATTACCAATCAAATTCTACAAACAGTTTCTTATCTTTAACTTCATTCTGCTCCCATCCTAATACCTCATCGCGCAGTTCGCACAACTGAGGCACAGAATCGTAAGTTCCGAAGTAATCACGATGAGTACAAGCAACCCTAATCATTTCTTCGAGTTCTTTGCTGCCAATCCTGATAAACTCACCAGACTCATAATTCTTAGGTATGAACGACCAATTCCTAACCATATCCCAATTTTTTCGCCAATACATACGTTCTTTTACGATGTCAGAGGAATACCAGCCTTCTTCTTTAAATGCTCGATGGTTTGGCGCCTCAAAAATATAGCAATCCATTCCCACGATTCATCATCCTTTCTCTATTTTTCTATAATAATTATATCATAAATTTAAGAAAAGTCAAATAAGAGGAGTTCAAAATTGAACTCCTCATTTTATATATATCTTCCATATCTGCTCATGTAAATAATTTCATCAGGGATATCCTTAATGCCGCTATAACCTACTAATTTTCCACCAGTAATTACATGGGTTACGAAACTTTCAATATCATCAATTACATAAGGCTTATCTTTAGGAAGCCCGTTAGCAATTGCTTGATCATAAGACATAACTTCAACATCGGTATAGCCTTTACTATCAGCAAGTTTTCTGCCAAAATTAGATGGATAAATAAATACTCCATTAATTTCACGTGCATATGCAAGAAGACGAGTAGTGCGTCCACTCGCGCGATAATTAATATCTTGATACATTTTTATTCTCCTTAATAATTATAATATAAATTATAAAAATGTTAAATATGAGTTTTAATTTTAATGTTCTGAAATCCCGTCCCTCTATTTCAGATGTGCTGATCAGACACTCCCTATGCGCTTCATAATGGCGGCGGATTTGAACCACTTGATACCGTCTCCTTTATGCCGAGTCGAACGGCGCTACCCTCTTCCATTATGATAGGCTATCCATATTTCTTATTTTTATAAATATTCTTCAATAATTTTAGTTTCTTTTCGTAATCCTCTTATTGGTTTGTCTTTAAGAATTAAGTTCAAAACAATACCAACTATCATTGCTAGTGCGGTCGTACCTATACTAACAATTCCAAAGTCACAAATTGCGCCGCTTACTCCTAATGTAAGAACCGCCGCGATAATAGTTACATTCTTATTATTATTCAAATCAATATTACTATCTTTAATAGTACGAATACCAGATAGAGTAATGTAACCATAGAGGATCGCAGCACAGCCACCAAAGATAGCGCTTGGAATGCTTACAAGGAAAGCCTGCAGTGGACCGATAAATGCGGCAATTCCCATAATTATAGCAGCTAGTGTAATTACATATTTAGAACAAATCTTACTAAAACCTGTAGTGCCTACACTCTCACCATAGCTAGTATTCGGCATTGCGCCAATAAGAGCGCCAAGAGCAGTTGCGGCGCCATCACCCATTAGAGTATAACCGAGGCCGGGCTTTTGTGTTAAGTCAGTTCCAATTACTGCGCTTAGGGCTTTATGGTCTGATGTGTGCTCACAAATTGTAACTAGGCTTAGAGGCAAGAATAGTAGGAGAATCTGTGGTAAATAACTCCAATCCCAAGTTCCAAAATGTAAGAAAGCAAAATTCGGTAGCTGGAAGATTTTTACACCGTTAAAAACGCTAAAATCAATAATTGGTACTCCACAAATTGTTAGAATCGCGGCGAAAGCATATACGATTAAAATAGCTACTAGGAAGGGTAAATTCTTAATAAAGCCTTTTCCATAGTGAGAAATTAGCGCAGTAATAAGTAGTGTTAGCATTCCGAGTCCAAATCCAATTAAACTGTACTGACCATTAATTTGAAAGTAGGTTGGTAGGAATGTCGCTAGGTTAAGGCCAATAACCGCCACAATTGGCCCAATTACAACAGGTGGCAGTAACTTATTAATCCAAGCAGTACCAAAATGATTAATTGCTAGTCCAACTGCAAAATAAATCGCACATACAATTAGACCACCAATAAATACTGCTAAGTAGTTTGGAGCAGTTCCTAATGCCAAAGCACCCATTACCGCCGCAACAAATGCGCCAGAAGAGCTAATAAACATTGGACTTTGGCCGCGA